CAAAAAAGAGATTGATGATAAGGTTGCTACAGGGCCAAAGAAACCATCAAAAGGTAAGACCAATCGTTACGAATTAAAAGCTGGAAAAAGAACAGTTATGATTCAAGTCGCAAACCTAGACAATAAACGATATGAATTGAATATGTACATTGAAGGAAAAGAAGAACTTTCAACATTTTCCAAGTTTATAACAGAAGGTCGAGGAAAACAAGATCCAGATTATGTACCTGGCGCCACAAATAGAGATAAGACAGGCCTACTACGCAAATTAATTGATGCACAAAGGAAACATTATACAGAACAAGATATTAAAAGTATTGCAAGAAAATATAAACAAAACATTGCAACTATAGAGGGTGGTAAAGATTTCCAGGACTGGGATGGGGAATGGATCATCACTCTAATGAATAGCATAGAATTAACGTATGACTATAATTCCAATACTACGACTATCAGGAAGTGGAAATTTGATAAGAAAAAGGCTGAAATACATTTAGCCAAATACGGAAGCGAACACGAAACTGTACGAGATATGAAGCCTGTTTCAGGAAAAGTAAAGGTGGGTGGTTTTGAAGCGGCATTTGAATTAATGTTTGGAAGAGTTGGAAGGGGCATGTTTGAAGAAGTTGAGATTGATGAAATTGCACCGTGGAAAAAGGGTAATTATACTGTGAAGGATCAAGACGGTAAAGTACTTGGTAGATTCAAATCTGGTGCAAAAGCTCAAAAATTTGTAGATAAGATTTGGGATGAAGGAGATTATGATTCCCTTACTGTGGAACTGGGTGAAGAGGTTGTATATACTCGCAGAGTTGAACTTGATGAAGAAGCACCCGCAAATAGTGTAGCAGGAGGAAATGTTAATTTAGATCCTTTTGTTAAGAAGAAAAGAAAAAATGCAAAAGTACAATGGGAAATGTTTGGTGGCCAGAAAGTATTTGTCGTTTCCCCAGAAAGATTTTATGATTCACGATTAGGAAAAGCAAGATATGTTCGATATGAAAAATATGTTGGAAATGATAAATTAGGAGAAACAATTAGACAATATGGGAGAAACAATCCCAAAAATGCTATAATTTTAAAGAATTCAGGAAATGGGGCAATGTTATATCTGAAATATGGCCGAAACTAATGGATATTACTAATGCCAGAACATGAGCTCCAATCTGTTAAGCTCGAAGTCGGTCTGTTAAAAAATGAGGTCGAAGTAAGAGGACGACAGATTGAAACTCTTCTTCAAAAACTTGATCTCACCACAGACAAACTTCAGCAACTTACAGTACAAATAATAAAATTAAATACTCGCCAAGAAGATTATCTTAGGAACTCTTCTAGTATGACGGATGAATTTAAAATTCTTCATACTAGAATTGGTGATCTCCATGATAAACAATTGGCCGCAAATAAAGAAATAGAACAACGGCTTGACCGTTTAGATCAATATAAATCTAAACTAATGGGTATGATCATTGTAGTAGGGGGCGTTGTCGGAACGATAGTCGCCACAGCAATAAGTATATTTTTAAAGGATTAAATAAATGAAAACGTTTAAAGAATATCAAATAACAAAGCAAATGAAGAATGCCAAGCTAAAATATACATGGGACGGCGAACCTCTTGTTGAAGGTACGCCAGAGTGGATGGAGGCAGAGGCTTACCTCATTGAAGATGAAGACATTCAGGAAGTTCAAAAAGGTAGTGTTTCTTTTTTGGGGTTAGGATTTTCAGCTCTTACAGGATATTTACCCATATATTTAGCATATAAGATGGTAGTAAAATCAATGGAAAAAGCTAAGGCGGGTTGTTCGGATTTAGAAACTATAGTAGACAGAAATAAATGTTTAGCAGATTTTAGAAGGAAAAAGATAGAGGCGAAGATCAAGCTCCTCAGTAAAGTAAAAGGTAAAGAAAAAGATCCGAAGAAGTTAAAGAATATCGATAAACAAATTGATAAACAAAAAAAGGCGATTGGTAAAATAAGAACTAATTTTTAGGAATAAAATGAAAACATTTCAAGAATACCTTGATGCGAAACTTGAGGCCCTTAAGAAAAAAATAGTATTTAGGGGTGGTAAAAGAATGGTTTTGAAAAAAACTGACAAAAAGGGATTCAAAGTTGTAGGTGGAAAAGAAGTAAAAATGTCTGCCAAAGAGAAAAAGAATAGAAAACTTGCAGCTAAGAAAGCAGCTAGGAAAAGGAAGGCGGGTTCTGCAAAGGCAGTGAAATTAAGGGCTAAGGCGATGAAGAAAAGAAAAGCGGGAGGACTCTAATGAAAACATTTACACGGTTCAAAGAATCAAAACTTGATGATAAACTTGACAAGCTCGTTAGTAATGAAATCAAGAAACGGAAACTCGCAAAATTTCCAGTTAATGCTACTGATGATATTAAAATGAGAATGAAACCTAACAAACCAGCATTCAAATTTCCTTCACCAAGTAGTGATATGATGATTCATGTTTTCCTTAGACCAATGAAGGGGAAAAAAGGAATGATGGCTTTTAATTATCAGTTAGAGGATAAATGAAATCTTTTATACAACATTTAAGAGAATTTGCATCATATAGTACTTCAGACCTTGTGTTTATGAATAATGGACAAGGATCAGCATCTTCAGGTTTAATGATTCCTCTTTCGGGCCCTATGTTCAAAAGGATATGGCCGGATACGATACGTACAACAGTTTTTCATGTACTGAGTGCAGAAGATTTATATAAATTAAAAAAACTTGAAGGAGGAAAGAAAACCATCTCAGCATTTTTCACAATGATGTCTCGTTATTTGGAAGGTGGTATAGCTGCAGGAGGCGGCGTTGTTGCAGAAATGGAAGCCGATGTTATTGTATCTGCTAGAGATGATATAATGAGTCAAGTAGATAATAAAGGAAGAAGATGGGTTGAAATGTCTTGGTTTGAAAATGCACAAAGTTATGGAACTGGGCCCGCATTTGGTAAAGTAGAACGTGAACTTAATGATTTGATAAGAAAACTTGTTTTAAAACACCTTGAACCAATATTGGGAAATAGAGCCCGGACAGAACATGAGTATGTTCTTTGGGGTAATATGAAAAGGGAGTTAAAGGACAACAAAAAATTAAGTTTGGTAATAAAAGACTATTTTGATGGTGTAGAGAAAATTATTAAAGATAATAAAGAAGTAATGGGTAGTATATTTTATGGTTATGCAAAATCAAAAAGAATGACAGATAATGCATGGGATGAACAAGTAGTCAATAATATTGAGATCACAAAACTTCATTATATACCAAGAGAAGAAGAAGTTGAAGATGAAGAACAGCAAGAAAATATAGATGCATTTGTTGCAAAATACAAGATACCACGAAAGAGATGGGAATATTCTTCAGAGTTAGAAATTTATACAAGAGAAGTTACTCAAGCAGAAGTAAGGACAATGGGAAAATGAAAACTTTCACAAAATTCATTAAGGAACGAACAATGACCGATAGCCAAAAGCTTGTTCAAATACAACACTATTGGGATGATTTAGATCACATGGCTTCTGATGAGACAAAGAAGAAAAGTCTACACAGACTTGGTTACAAAAACATTAAACTTGATTCAAAAGGAAAAATCACATCATTTGATGAAGAACGCGACTACAAAGATGAGTATAAAAAGTTCCAATCATCAACAAAGAGTAAAAAGTATAGAGCCGAGTTGAATAAGTATAATAGAGACAAAGGAACTTATGGTAATGGTGATGGAAAAGATGCATCACATAAGGATGGTAAAATAGTTGGTATGGAAGATGAGAGTACTAATAGAGGAAGAGCTGAAAAAAGTAGACTCGTAGGATCAAAAAGAAAATGAAAGAAGATGAATTAGTATCTAAACTTGTATTGATATCTTTCACATGTTTATGGTTTATAGTTTTATTTACATTTGGATTACTTGTATATCAATCGGTATCACATACAGATCAGATTGAAGAACTTATAAGATCTATAGAATTTTTTAATAGGATAGAATGATCAGTTTAACCGAAATAGCAGCCAGAAACTTTAAGAGAATTCGTGAGGATGAAGAATTGTCTGAAGATGTACCACTACGAATAGCCGTTAAAGGTGGTGGTTGTGCAGGTTATGAGTATAATTTAACATTCGGTGAACCTGCAAAGAAAGATTTAGTATTTGAGTCAAAAGGACTACCCATAGTGATAGACCGCAAGAGTCATATAGTAGTAGATGGACTAGAGATAGATTGGTCACAAGACTTATCTGCGCCTGGCCCACGATTTGAAAACCCTAGAGCAGTCTCAACGTGTGGTTGTTCTACGAGTTTTTCAATCAAACCTCAAGAAGAGTTTGATAAACCTGTGTGGATGAAATAATATGGCATATTCAGAGAAAGTAATAGATCATTATGAAAAACCGAGAAATATTGGTAGTTTGGACAAGCGGAGTAATAGTGTCGGTACTGGTCTTGTGGGCGCTCCAGAGTGCGGGGATGTTATGAAACTACAGATACAAGTAGATGACAATAATAAAATTATCGATGCAAAATTTAAGACATTTGGTTGTGGTTCTGCGATTGCAGCATCTTCACTAGCAACAGAGTGGATTAAGAACAAGACGGTAGATGAAGCTAGTATGATACAGAATACTCAGATAGTTGAAGAACTTTCTCTTCCACCAGTTAAAATACATTGTTCAGTACTTGCAGAAGATGCAATTAAAGCTGCAATCAAAGATTATCAACAGAAAAATGAAAAACTTTAGAAAATTTATAACAGAAGAATTATCAAAAGAAACACAAGAGTACACAGAACTTTTGGTCGATGCAGTATATTCTCATTACATAGATAATCATGATAAAAATTCAATAGAATGTGTGGGTTGGTTAGATGGGACTGAAAATGCACAATTAAGGTTTCAAAAAATATATGAGGCCGGGATTGGTAATAACGATTCAATTTTAGATGTCGGTTGTGGAGTAGCACATCTCCATACTTTTTTGTCAAATCAAGGATGGTCTGGCAAATATCTTGGATTTGACCCAAATAAAAAGGCAATTGATTTAGTAGATGAAAGTATCAATACGATGGAAGGTACTATAGAAGATATGCCTGACTTTATGAAATATGATTGGGCCATTTCAAGTGGTGTTTTCAATTTAGGATTGAAAGAAGAACATACATTTTGGATTATTGAAAATATGATATCTCATGCCAATAAAGGGATTGTATTCAATATGTTACACGCTCCGTATGAAGATCCTAACTATGTAGCATATTATCCAGAACAAATAAAACATAAATTAAGTAAATTCGATCACAGCAACATCGAAATTGTTGAAGACTATATGCCAGATGATGCAGAATTTACTGTCTACTTCTATAAAAGATAAGGATATATGGAGAAAAAATTTAAACACTATCTAGTAGAATTTGACACACCACAAATTTATTGTGACATGGATGGAGTATTAGCAGATTTTGAGAAGGGCATAACAGATATGATTGGTGGAAAATTCTCTGATGCAAGGTGGGATGAACTGCCAGATGATTTTTTCTTACAGTTAGAACCTATGTCTGATGCAAAACAATTGTGGGGATTTATTGGAAAATATAACCCGTTTATTTTGACCGCAATTCCAAGATCATCAAGAGGGCCGATTTCCAAACGTGCAACTGAAGATAAAACTAGATTTATGAAAAGATGGTTTGGTGTTAGTCCAGATAGAATGTATCCTGTCATGAGAGCAGATAAAATGAGATTTGCGAAAGATGGTAGGGATGGTAGACCTAATTTGCTCATTGATGATCATATTAAGAATATTTCACAGTTTACTTCTGCAGGAGGAATTGGAGTCCGTCATACGAGTGCAAGTAATACAATTAAAGAATTAAAAGAAATTGGGTATAAATGAGGTATGAATGAACGAATTATTTAATATGTCTGAACTTATAATGATGGGGTTGGTATTATTTTCATCATTTTTTATATTCTTGTTCAATTACAGGACAGACAATAAAGAAAAATATACAAACAAGTGGTTGATATTATTAGATCTATTTATCAATATGGGAATGTCTATAACAGGCTATATGTTAGTAACTGTTGTGTTTACGAATATTCCACAGTTAAAAGAATATGAAAGTTATCGTTATCCTATCGGTTATCTTTTTGGACTTACTTCTAATGTGAGTATACCAATTGTTCTCAAATGGTTTCAACAACAAATCACCAAAAAGTTAAACGAAGCAGGAAAGAAGTGAGGTAATTATGGCTGAAAAAGAAAAGGGTGTAGCAAACGGAAAAGATCAAAAAATACTACAACACGACATTGAAGAAATAGATAAAAAGGTTGAAGAAGTTCAACAAATAGAACTTGCAAACAAAGACCAGATTGTCGCAAGTAAATCATTTATCTATGTTATTATTGCACTTCTTATATACTTAACCTTTTTGGTTATTCCAGATATAGAAGAAAAAGTTACATGGATGGAGAAAGACTTAAATTCTATTCTAGTGCAGTCTGAACGATTCAAGAAATCAACTAGAGTATTTGCGAAGGATAATCAATGTGCATCATGCCATTTGGCACCAGATTATCTTCTCCACAATCTCTTAATGAAATATCCCAGTTTTTCTGATGTTAAATCCTTTATGCAAGTGGGACATCAACGATATTATACTATGACTACACCTATTCCAGATGAAGAACTTCTGACAATATATCGGGCATTGCAATGATTATGATGGGTAAAGTTGTCGTATCTATAATTTGGGCATTTTGGATGATGGCAATGTCTACTGCTGAAGGGCAAGACCCAATGAAAGAAAAACTTGGAGTCGGTGCACCAAAATCAGAATACAATCCAACGTATAGTTCGACATTTGAACGAGTAAAGAAAAGGGGCCATGTCATTTGTGGAACCAATGATGAGTTTCCAGGCTTCTCACAAGAAATATGGAATAATGAAGATGGTGATAGATGGGAGGGGTTCGATGTTGATATTTGTCGTGCAGTTGCAGCAGCAATGTTCGGTGATGCAGATGCAATCGAATTTACTATAGTCAATGGAAAGACAAGGTTTGAATTCTTAATAGATGGTTCAATAGATATTCTTTCTGCAGCAACCACGTATACTTACACAAGGAATGTTGCAAAGAAACTGGAATTCATGCCCACCACATTTTATGATGGTCAAGGATTCATTGTAAGGAAAACTCTTGGTGTATCCTCTGCAAAACAACTTGCAGGTGCAAAGATATGTTTTAGTGGTAGTGGAACAGCTGCAAAGAACATTGCAGACTTCTTTGAATTGCATGGAATAAATTATATCCCTGTCGCAGTAAAACCCACAGAAAAAACAAAGAACGTATACAAAAGTGGTGAGTGTGATATGTATGGTACTGATAGGTCTGGTCTTGCATCAAACCGATTGAGTTTTGCTGATCCAGAACGACACATGATACTTCCAGAGATTATCTCAAAAGAACCACTTGGGCCAGTTGTTAAGTATGGAGATCAAAAATGGTCAGATGTTGTTCGATGGACAATATATGTTCTTTTTATTGCAGAAGAAATGGGAATAAATTCAAAGAACGTAGACAGTTTTAAGAATCATATAGACCCAAACATTCAACGATTTATGGGTGAGAAAAATGGAGAAGATCATCCTCATCTTGGAGATAAATTGGGGCTAGGTGCAACTTGGTCTTATGATATAATTAAACAAATTGGAAATTATAAACAAATATATGAACGAAATGTGGGGCCGGATACCCCAATAGGATTACAGCGAGAATTGAATCAACTTTATAGTCATGGAGGATTATTGTATGCGCCACCATTGAAGTAGGAGGTGTAGGATGGAAAAGTTTAATCAATTTTCAAAAGTACCAGAAGACAGAACAGCTGTAGATAATATTCTGCGAGTCAATCACGGCAATCAAATGAGATTGAACTTGATGGCGGACGCAAAAGCCAATATCATGATTACAGTTGCATCTGTTGTGTTTTCTATCGCGATTGCAAACCTTGATAATGAGTTGGTAAAATGGCCACTTCTAACATTTGCATTTGGTTGTTTTTTTGCACTACTCTTTGCAATATTTGCAATCATACCAAAAACAGATTATCCAAAAGATGTAACAGGAGATATAGATAGAAAATCTCCACTATTCAATCCTTTGTTTTTCGGACACTTTGCACATCTTCCAATAGAAGAATATAAGGAAGATTATGCAGAAACTTTAATGACTGATGATTCTGTATATGATGCCATGGCCGGTGACATATATGGACAAGGTAAAGTTCTTGCACTTAGAAAATATAAATTCCTCAAGTGGTCATACATGAGTTTTCTTTTAGGGATGGTAAGTGCAGTTATAGTATTTGTTTTACAAGGCCCTTTTGGAGATGTTATTTTAGATGGTGCATCAAATATACTTGATGTAATCATAGGTGAATTGAATTTTACTTTGGATGGAATGAAACATTTGTTGTGTCAATCTTCTTCAGTATGTAGAGAAATATAATGAATAAAACAATACATGAACATTGGAGAGATTGGGCAGCAGTAGTTTATCTATTTCTCTGTGTAGTAGACTTTTTTATTGCGCCTTTAATGTGGAACATAGGCATGACAATGATGAGTGATGAAATTAAAATGAACACAAGTAGATGGGTTCCTCTTACATTACAAGGAGGTGCCATGCTACATTTAAGTTTTGGAGCAATATTAGGTGCGACATCTTGGAATAAACATAAAGAAATTACTAATGGGAATGGCGATAAGCCTGATTCTCACTAGCTGTGCAAAGCACAACAAAGACGACAAAACACATAATGATTTGGGTAGTGGTGATAAGTCAAATTTACCAGTTTCACTAACTTCACTCATTGAACACGCAGAATTGTGTAAAGCAATTTACGATTTAGGTGGTGATCAAAAGGATGAAGTTGCGTTTGAGGTAAAACAAGATAATGGAATATCAATAATTGTTATTAGGGGTACAGCAAATGAGGCAAATGTACTATCTGATATTGATGTAAGATTGGTAAGTGATACACGTACAGGAATCCGGCTACATAAAGGATTTAGAGATGCCGCTGTAACTATAATGCAAATTATAGATACTTCAACCACGACAGGAAGAAATACTGTTCAAGGAACGAGACTTACATACCCTCTTGAACATACAGTACACGTTACAGGACACAGTTTAGGTGGAGCTGTTGCTCAAATAATAGGAATGTGGCTCCACAAGAGAGGTAAAAATGTTCAAATTTACTCTTACGGATCACCAAAAGTTTCTGATCAAGTTTTGTCTGGTGGACAACCCACTCATTGGCGTGTGGTTCGCCGTAGCGATCCTATCCCTTTTAGCCCTCCTTGGCCTTATGCTCATACCGGGCTTTTTATAGATAGTCAAGATTTGGATTGGGGTGCAGACAACGATAATGGTTTGATTTCTAAAACAGATGGATTAACTCATGCCATAGCAAAATACGTGGAAACATTAAAAGAACAACTATAATAATGAATAAATATTAAAAAGAAAAAATACTAGGAGTAAAACATGGCAGAAGAAGAATTAGTCGATTTTGGATTTAGTGCCGTTACGGCAGATGAATACGATAGAGACAATACCGATGGAGAAAACACAGGGAGTGGAGGTTCTGCTAGTCCAGACGCATTAGCATCAATGGACGCCAAGATAGAACAGATCATGGCCGCCATATCAAGTAAACCAGATGATGTAAGTAATGATTTTGGATTTTCTCAAGAAGATAAAGATAAACAAGATGAAACGTTAGCAGGTATCGAACTAAAGATCGATAAAATTCTGTCATTAGAACAAGATGAAGAACGGGCACAGACAACCGCAGATATCCTTGCTCAATTGAATGATGCAACAGGAGAGTCTAGAACATCTTCTGCAAAGGCAACTGAAGCTGTAGGAAAACAAGATGAGATCATGGATTTCCTAGAAAGTATGTCACCAAAGATTGACAAGATTCTCAAACTAGAAAGTCTTGAAAGCCTGTTAGAAGGAACATCAGGAAAGTTAGATAGTTTGACTGCATCTCAAGTACAGTCTGTTACTGCTGAACCACCAGACTTAACTCCGATTATGGAAAAACTAGAATGGTTGGATAAAGATGTACAGAAGATTCTAAAGATGGAACAGTTAGAAGCTGTCCAGAGTCTTCAGAAGTCATCTTCAGATATGACTACAGTTGTTAAAGAGATTGAGGAGAGAAAGAAAGATATAAACTTAAAATATAAGTCACGTATGTTAGCAGTTGAGAAATTGATTGTCCCTTTGATAGATAATCTTCAGAAGGATGGAGAAACTAAAGAATATATTAAATGGCCCAATAGAACAGCAATTCTTGAAGCTCAAAAAACTAAAATATTACAAGTTACGAGATCAGAAATATGAAATTTACAGACTTAAAACAAGAACTTTTAGAGGGTGTATATGATCCCGGTATATTTAAAGCATTCTTCTTAGCAGGAGGCTCTGGTTCTGGTAAATCATATTCCGCAGAAAAAGCAACAGGTTCTGCCTCAGGAAAGTTTCAATGGCACGAAAAAATAGAAGCTAAAATTACTCCCGGTAAGGTAGGACCTTATGGATTGAAAGTTGTCAACTCAGATGAACAATTAGAATTCGGATTACTGAAAGCAAAGATGTCCTCTAATATGAGGACATATACTGATGATGAAACGACAAAAAAAGAACTTATTCGGGCAAGAGGAAAAAAAGTAACAGCAAAAAGAGAACAGTTGTGGGTTAATGGTAGACTAGGATTAATCATTGATGGTACTGCTCATGACTTATTAAAACTATCTGACAGAAAGAAAACCCTTGAAGATGTTGGTTATGACACCTACATGATATTTGTCAATACATCTCTTGATATTGCTCTTCAACAAAATCAAAACAGAGCTCGAAAACTTAAAGATGAAGTTATTCATAGAACATGGGAAGAAGTACAAGGAATTAAGGATGGACTTGCTAACCTATTTGTTGGTGGATTTGTTGAGATTGTCAACAATAGAGCTGGAGAAGATGTGTTTCGAAAAGCATTCGTTGAAGTAGGTAAACTCATAAAAAAACCACCAAACAAACCCGCCGCAAAAATGTGGATAGCACACGAATTAGAGAGTAAAGACAGAACTTGACTTATTGATATTTCGTGGTATAATATATTATGAGTTTATATACAGATCAAAAATACGTGGGATTAATCTCACCTCGCCTAGACAGGTTAAAATTAGTACGCCCCAATCTTTGGAACTCACGATGTCCTATTTGTGGTGATTCTCAAAAAAATAAAGCAAAGAAACGATTATACATCTACGCAAAGAAGCAAGACTTGTTTGTAAAATGTCATAATTGTGGATATGGTTCTAATCTTGGAAATTTTATAAAGACTCTTGATCCTCACTTACATGGTCAATATGTAATGGAAAGATATAGTCAGGGTCAAAATGGTCGTGGTAAAACAAAAGAACCAGAATTTAAATTTGAACCACCAAAATTCAAACCCAAACCAACTACCATTGAATTACCCTCTATAGGCTCTCTCACACGCACTCACCACGCCCGTTTATTCTATGAAGGTAGAAAGATGCCTGATTCTTTCTTGGAAAGAGTTTTCTATGCAGAAGACTTTAGAGAGTGGGCAGTATCAGTATCCGAAATAGATTATTCTAATTTGGGTAAAGAAGAACCAAGAATGGTTATCCCATTTTTTGATACAGAAGGAAAATTAATTGCCGCTCAAGGTAGAGCTCTAGGAAGTCACGAACTCCGATATATTACTATCAAGGTTACTGAAGACAGCCCTAAAGTTTATGGGTTGGAACGATGGAAATCAGAGGAACATACATATATTGTAGAAGGTCCAATTGACTCAATGTTCCTTCCAAATTGTCTTGCCGTTGCTGGAGGAGATCTCCAGTCAATAAAATTAGACAAGAAACAATGTGTGTTAATATTCGACAATGAGCCGAGAAATGAACATACTGTTAAAAAATTGATGAAGGCTATAGATGATGGATGGTCTGTTGTTATTTGGTCTAAAGATAAAAAGTTCAAAGATATTAATGATTTGATTATGAGTGGTCTGTTAACTGATGAAATCTTGGATATGATAAATAAAACTACTATGAAGGGATTGGAAGCGGATTGGGCAGCCAGAGAGTGGAGAAATGTCCATTGAAGTAGATTATAGAGGAAAGAAAATAATAAAAGAATACAAGATCCATGAACACGGGTTTGTAAAATTACTTGATGTCATGGGCGATGATGAGGAAGTAGAAAACGCCGCACGTATTAGTTATGGAGAAGGAACAAGAAAGGTAAGCCATACGCGTAATCTTATACGCTACCTAATGAGACATAAACACACCTCACCCTTTGAGATGTGTGAAGTTAAGTTCCATATTAAATTACCCATCTTTGTTATGCGCCAGTTAGTCCGTCATAGAACGGCAAACCTGAACGAGTACTCTGGGCGGTACTCTGTCATGTCAGATGACTTTTATTTTCCAAAAGGGGATAGTCTTAAACCCCAATCAACGACAAATAAACAAGGTAGAGAAGAAGGAGAGTTAGGTAATGATATCGGCGAAATCGAATTTGAAATGTATCGTATTTTTGATGGAGCAGAAAACGCCTACCATAACCTACTAGATTGGAATGTATCAAGAGAGCTAGCGAGAATAGTTCTCCCTGTGTCGAACTATACCGAAGTAATATGGAAGATAGATCTACACAACTTCTTTCATGTCGTTAATTTACGAGCAGAAAAACATGCTCAACAAGAAATACAAGATTATGCCAACGCAATGTATCATTTGGTATATCCACATTTTCCAATATGTTGTGAAGCATTTGAACATTATGTAAGAAATGCTGTTACATTTTCAGAACAAGAAATGGATGTTATTAAAAGTCTTTTAGAATTTGCAGATACAAAAGCGGCAATGGCGGGTTGTATGGCTGATTATGAAGGCTGGCACTTAGGAAAACGAGAAACAGAAGAATTTTTAGAAAAAATAAAATAAGAAAGAAAAAATCATGCTACCTACCGAATACCAACAATTTATTCATTTATCAAGATATGCAAGATGGGATTATGACAAAGGGCGAAGAGAAACATGGCACGAAACAGTTGAACGATATTTTGATTTTTTCACAGAACATTTAGAAGAAACATGTGGATTTCGTTTAGATAATGGTGAAAGAGTAGAGTTAGAAAATTCGGTTAAAAAACTGAATGTTATGCCATCTATGAGGTGTTTAATGACTGCCGGACCCGCTCTGAAGAAAGAAAATGTTGCTGGTTATAATTGTGCTTATGTGAAAGTAGATCAAATTAGATCGTTTGATGAAATTCTTTATATACTGATGAACGGAACAGGAGTCGGTTTTTCAGTAGAGGAAGATTATGTGAAACAACTACCATCGGTTCCTGAACAGTTGTATGAAACTGAAACTACTATCGTAGTTGCGGATTCTAAATTGGGGTGGGCAAGAGCTTTTAAAGAATTGATATCTTTACTATATGGTGGACATATACCAAAGTGGGATGTATCTAAGATAAGAGAAGCTGGAGCTCCACTAAAAACTTTTGGAGGACGGGCATCAGGACCTGCTCCTTTGGTAGACTTATTTAATTTTACTGTAGCTACATTTTCTTCTGCAGTAGGTAGAAAACTCAAACCAATAGAGGCACATGACATCGTATGTAAAACAGCGGAAATTGTTGTCGTGGGTGGTGTCAGGCGTAGTGCTCTTATCAGTCTATCTGACCTTAATGATCGTGAAATGCGATTTGCCAAATCAGGACAATGGTGGGAAAAAGATGTACAACGTGCATTAGCGAACAACTCAGTTAATTATAAAGAAAAGCCTGATGCAGGAACTTTCATGCGAGAGTGGTTATCTCTCTATGATTCCAAATCAGGAGAACGTGGTATTTACAATGGGTTAGCAAGCAAACACCACGTAAATGACCTAAATACTAGAGAAAAGGACAAACATGGCACATACATTCAAAGAAGAGTGGCGCGAGACGATTTCGGCACAAATCCTTGCAGCGAAATCATTTTACGATCCAGAGAATTCTGCAACTTGTCCGAAGTTGTTGTCAGGCACAACGACACTTTGCAGTCTCTCAGAAGTAAAGTCAGGATTGCAACTATCCTTGGCACTATGCAATCCACTCTCACCAATTTCAAGTACCTCTCAAAAGAGTGGCAACGAAATTGTGAAGAGGAACGACTTCTTGGAGTTAGTCTCACAGGAATCATGGACAGTCCTTTAACAAATGGGACAAAAGACAATACAAAAAAAGTATTAAATGAATTAAGAGAAGTAGCAGTAAACACTAATATTGAATATGCAGATAAATTAGGGATTAACCGTAGTGTATCCATTACGTGTGTGAAACCCTCTGGTACTGTTTCGCAACTTGTTGATTCTTCTTCTGGTATTCATGCCCGCCATAATCCTTATTATATCAGAACTGTGAGAGCAGATAATAAAGATCCATTATGTAAGATGATGAAGGCCAAAGGGTTTCCAAATGAACCTGATGTTACAAAGCCTGACCATACAAGTGTCTTTTCATTTCCAGCAAAGAGTCCTAAAGGAGCAATTTGTAGGAAAGATATGACCGCATGGAAACAACTGTCTTTATGGCACACCTATGCAAAAGAATGGTGTGAACATAAACCTAGTGTAACTGTATCTGTCAAGGAAGATGAATGGGTAAACACTTCCGCTTGGGTATATGATAATTTTGATGACATTAGTGGTATTAGTTTTTTACCATTTAGTGATTACACATATAAACAAGCACCATATCAAGATTGTACTGAAAAAGAGTATAATGAACTGTTGAATAAAATGCCAAAGAAAGTCGATTGGTCATCTTTGGCAAATTATGAAACACAAGATTATACTAGTGCCAGTCAAGAATTTGCGTGTACTTCAGAGAAAGGGTGTGAAATCGTTGATATTTCTCCGCAAGTGACACTCTAAGAATAAATATATCAATAATCAAATATTCTAGCGGAGAAATACTGTGTTAAGTTTTAGAGATAAAGTAAGAGGATGGATAGATGATGCACGATATGAAACAAAGAAGTTCTTTAAACGCAAAATAAAAAAAGAAGAAAAAGATGAAAGTCTTTACGAAACTAGATGGGTGTGGTATCATTCCGCTCTTGTCATAGAATTGTTTATAATAATCATATTATTATGGTATATTGCATATGAAGGCTGAGACAAAGCATTTTTTTAAGAAAGTATCTATAGCAGGTCTTATTTTTGGACTTATAGTGTTAGGTATGGTATTTTTTATTAATGGAGCAAAGGCGCAGGATAAACCACTTATTAAAGTTCCTAATGATGAGTGGGACAGTCAAGTTGTTTTTGATACTGTACAAGTGTGTTATCAAGGAACTTTGAACTGGGTAGCAATGGGTAATCCCAATCTTTTGAATACGCCGCCACCTTATCATATTGCAAGAGTTATGACTATTCATTGTTTTTGTGTATTAGACAAACTCAGGACAGCATATAAGCTCGCGGAATGGAGGGAAATGCTCAGCAAAGATAATCCATTAGCTCCTACAATCGCACCTAAACAGTTTATGCAAAAGGCAGTGGAATGTATTAGAGATCATAAAACTTTAGCCGGATTAGTTGTATTAGATCCAAAAATGTTAAATGAATTTTTAAATGATAATGAAACTAAAAATGACACGAAAATAGAGGTAAAACCACCTGATAACAATTCTGGGAAGTCAGACTCTACACCAGAGCAACCAAATGAATTGCCTACGGAAGATGCACCTCTGTTAAATTTTTAAATCAGGGAAATAAATGGAAAAGTTAAGACGAGTACTTTTGTTATGCTTTTCTATATTAATATTCTCTGGTGTTTCGGTACAAGCCATCACCAGAGAAGTCATAGAAGAGGTAAGAAAGTCGGTAGTATTACTATCGTTAAATAAATTAGAAAGCCCACCCGTTGGCGCCCGTAATGCGTTGTGTTCTGGAACAGTCATCAACGAACAAGGTCATATATTGACTAATTTTCATTGTGTGTATGAACAGAAAACAATGAATCTGTATTACTGGGATGAAGATGATTGGCATGAATATACAGTAGAAATAATTGGTAAAGATCCATTAGCAGATTTAGCCGTGCTTAAAGTAGTTGGACTAACAAGAAAAGTTCCATACTTAAAGTTTGCTGATAATGAGGACATACATTTAGGAGTAGAAGTCTTTGCTTTCGGTCATCCGATGGGAATGGCGTGGAGTCTATCAAAGGGTATCATCTCCAGTACTGAAAGATATGCAAGACATCCTTACATTAAGTCGATTCAAATAGATGCTGCAATTAATAAAGGAAATTCCGGCGGACCTGTACTTAATGAAAAGGGTGAAATTGTAGGAATTGCTTCATTACTTGTATCTAGAACAAATCAAAATGCAGGAGTTGGAATAGCAATTAGAGCCGATATTGCAAAAAAATCACTTGTTGAGATGTTAGCGACAGGGAAAGTAGATCGCCCAGCATTAGGGGTTATGATTATTCCTCTGTATGGGAAGGCTAACCAAAGAGAAAAAATATTCAAGGATAATCCTAGTATAAATACATCAATCCCTAATACTTTCGGTTTGATGATAAGTGACAAAAATAAACCAATCAATCCAATACCTAAAGGATTGAGAGCATGGGATACCATAATAGGTATTAATGATATTGCTATCAACAATGATGTTGAATTTGCTGATCAGCTAGGAAAATATAAAATCGGTGATACAGTTAGTATCAATATTCTTAGAGATAAACGATTTATACAGATCGACAATATTACTCTAAAAGTATTTCCTGTTCCAACGAAATTATTCTATGGAGAACAGCCGCAAAAAATACAGATTCCGAACAAAAAGAAAAATTAGAGGCAGGAGATGGAAATATGCCAGTAAATATAGTCTGGGAAGATGGAGATGCTACAATATCTATATTATGTGATGGATGTGATAAGGAATATGAAATTTTATCAAAAGATACTGCAGGGTTAGAAATGTGTCCCTTTTGTGGACATTACCTTGAAGTGGAAAGTGAAACAGGAGAAGTAGATGAAACAGAAGAAGATAGCTGGGATTGATTATTCATTAACTTCACCCGCAATATGTGTGTATAAGGAAGAAGATGATCATGGATATTTTGATTTTGATAGGTGTATGTTATATTATCTATCTAATAACGAAAAACAACAACAACTTTCCGCCAGGTGTGGGATAAGTAATCTTATTGCTGAACGTTATCCTGAATGGAATTGCGAAGAAGAAAGACATGAAAAACTCGCTTCTTGGGCATATCGTATCGTTCAAGGTTGCGATGAAGTGTACCTTGAGGGGTATGCTTTTGCAACTGCTGCACAAGCTGGTGTTCGTTCAATAGCAGAAAATACAGGACTACTAAAGCACAAAATGTGGAAGAATAAAGTACCATTTAAGAGTTTTCCCCCTACTGTTATTAAGAAATTCGCAACAGGTAAGGGTAATGCAAACAAAGAAGTGATGTATGATGCTTTTGTTGGTGAACTTCTTACCCCTACAGACCTCAAAGAACGATTAACTCCCAAAGCAACAAAAGTAAAAAATCCAATTAGTGATCTAGTGGACGCTTATTTCATCGCAAAATGTGGTGTAGAGGGTGTACTATGACTGATAAAGAACGAAAGAGGATTGCTAATCGAAAATACTATGAAAAAAACAAAGATCGTCTTGCTGAGAAATGGAAGAACGATGAAAATCGAAAAGATTACTTAAAAGAATATTACAAAGAGAATAAAGAAGCTATTCTACATCGGGCAAAAGAGTGGAATAAACGTAACAAAGAAGCAAGAAAACTAATTATGGAACGTAAAAAAAGGAGTAAGTTGAAGCCTTTTTGGGAGGTAAAATGAAATGGAAAACAACAGAATATTTTCCTACACTTTTTTATGAATTTAATTGGTCAGAAGATGAAATGCGTCCACTCTTAGAAGAGATGGAAGAAAAAAAGAAAGCAATAAAATACAAATATTTAAATGAGTATGCAAAAGATCCTGAAGATAGAGTAGATGACTATTGGACAGATCATGCCGGTTCAGTAACATTAGATGAATATGATAAACTAGTAGAAGAAGTTTCCACATTATTTCTTCCTTACTTAAATGTTCACCTCATTGCATATTGGACAGCAATTTATGGGGCGAAGGGTTATCATGAAACTCATCAACATAACCCACATCCTTATGAATCAATCGGTCCTAATATGTCCTCAATTTTCTACTTATCCGATATTGGAGTGACACAATTTTACGCTCCTGACCAACTATCGGGCGATCCAGATATTTTTATTCAATCTGAAGTTGGTAAATTGGTTATATTTCCCGCCCATATCTTACATAGAGCACCACCTCACATGCACCGCAATGAAGAAAGAATAGTAATCTCAGCTAATTGGAGAATATCAGAAGCTTATCATGGGGGGTTTTGGCAAGCGAGGGATGAAATTGTCCCAATGTCAGCTTCACAAAGAGAATTTCACAAGAAGGAAAAACCCTTTTCTTAATAAATTATGGATATTGATACATTAGAATATTTTCCTACACTTTTTTATGAAGTAAATTGGACAGAAGATGAAATTCTTCCGCTTTTGAAGGAGGTGCAAGAGAAAAAAGAGAAAATAAAAATAAAAGGTAACTCTGAAACAGATGACTATTGGACAGATTATTCCGTCCAAGAAAAATTACTTGAATATGAAAAACTAATAGAGAAAGTTACATTTTCCCCCAAATTGCAATATAGTCACATTGTATATTGGACAGCAATTTATGGTGAAAAAGGATATCATGCAAGTCATAATCACAATGGAAGTCTTTTTGAACAAATAGATCCCAATATGTCTTCAATCCTCTACTTGTCCGATATTGGAGGAACACAGTTTCGGAATCCCTACCAGTCAGATCAAAACCATCAGCTACTTTATATGCCATCTAAGGTAGGTAAAATGATTATATTTCCCTCTCACATTTTACATACGGCACCACCTCATGGTATAAAGAATGAAGAAAGAATCATAATATCTTCCAACTGGCGAGTACAAGAAATCTTTCCTGGAAGCTTCTATAATGAATAAATAGTATGAATATTGATAAACATCAAGAACTTATTGATTTGACAGATTACCTTGCTGTGTCAAATGAATACCTCATCCGCAAATTTAAGGACGGCGGTAGCTACTTAATCATTGATACCTATGGTGATTTCTTAATATTAGAAAGAGATGATGTGGAAACCGTTACAAATATAATTTGGAATGACCTCTACGGGCCTATATCTGAAGAAATTCCACATATATTGAATTAAACACTTGACTTTATGCCCATGTCGTGGTATAATATAAGTAGAGAATAAAAAAAGGAGAAAACGTGGATATTGAAACTCTTGATATACCTACATCTCATACATTTACATCAGAAAAGATATATCATTTTGTTTGTGGAGAATGTAAAAATTGGTGGAGTCATGCAACAGATATGGTTTATCGGCGTGGTCAAAATATGTCTTGTCCTCATTGTGGGGAGAAGAGAGGAATTGTTAAAAATAATGTGGATGAAAATCCCCGATGGGAAAGAGATGTAACGTAGATGGCACTAAGAACAAGCTTATTCAAATATAGAAAAGATACAGTAGCAAAAAGAACTAGTATAGGGAAATCGAAAAATTCAAAACCAAAAGGAAAACACAAAAACCGAAGACACGGTTGGAAAAAGTATCGAGGACAAGGATGAATGGTCGTTTGTAGATCTCAGAGACTATGAATCAGAAACTCTTCTCACGTTACGATACGACAATCACGGACAAGCGACACACGCACATGATCCCAATCAAAAGAAAAGAAAAGCAAAGGGGGGATGGACTACATGGTTTGTAAAAATCAGAAAGAAAAAATAATTTTGAATTTGATTAGCCTTAATCTAATCCAAATGATATTGACAGTTGTTATTATTGTCTTAATTACTTCTTGTGCGCCCCCTAACTCTCCATTATGGATATACAGTTTAGAGACACTACCAAAAGTTGAGGGTTTCATACAATCAGGAGTGTTTACTATAAACGGAAAACTATATGTACAAAATTGTGATTCGGGTGGAAATCAAATATGGATGAGATACAATGAAGAAACTCATACATGGAGACAAAGTAGATATAACACATTTGGATGTCTTAGAGGTGAAGATGCAACAGGACCAGAATCCGGATGAGTTCGTGGATGACATGGACAGGATGGAAGAAGATTTAGCAGTAGCACGTTCTCGTAAAAAGAAACATCTAGGGAACAAGGTAAAACCCCCTTCTAAGTGGGCTGTGATTATACACAATGATGATTATACTCCAATGGAATTTGTAGTTTTTGTTCTAATAGAAATTTTTCATCATCCACCTGAACGAGCAGAAAGAATTATGTTATCTGTACATAAAGATGGAATGGGAGTCGCAGGAATATATCATTTAGAGATAGCAGAACAGAAGGCCTTTGAGACAGCAGAAGAAGCAAAAGAACATCAATATCCCCTAAACATTAAAGTAGAGAAAATAGCATAAGATGTCAGATAAAGTGTATCTTCCAATGGACCCTAATAAACGAGATGAATTGCGTTATGCAATGGAGACACAGTTTCGATATAAATTTTATAATTCTACTGAGTTTCCCTTTCTCCCATCAATGGGAATAAGACATATCTTTCAATCGTTTGAAATTAAAGAAGTATTTGAATATATTGGAATGTTACATCTATGGTGGACAAATGAAGATAATGGAATTGTGTATGACAACCCAAGAAATTTTGTTAAAGGAACTTGGCATGGGGTGTGGTATGATAGACCACAAGAAGGTATTGAAAGGGCAAATGAATTACAAAAAAATGATTGTATAGATTTAGAAAAATTGTATCAAGTACATTTAAACTACCATAATGATCTCCAAAAAAAGAAAACTAAGGACGCTATTGAAAAACATGTGAGAGAAACATTAGAGCTGGATGACTCATTACCAGACAAAAAAACATTACTAAATTAGGAGAAAAAATTGGAATGGGTAATACTCGTATATCTTACTATAACCACTAACATAGGTTTACCGATAGATGATGTAAGGCATAGAAGATTTGATTTTCCGGCTACAGATTTTTCAGAATGTATAGATATTACGGAACAAATAAATGATTTAGTGAATAGAGGCCGAGAAAGTGAAGATCAAGTTGTAAGATCTTTTTATTGGGTATATCATAATATGTTAGAGGATATACAAGCAACATGTGTATATGGAGAACCATTGTCACCTAGTACAAAATGGGAAAATAATGATCCTTGGCTCTGGAGAAATTTAGTCGAAGATAATTTTTTAACCCCTGAACCACCACCACAATAGGAAAAATATTATGTCAAGTATAACTAGTTTTACAGAAATTTGGAATGGACCGAGTTTCTTGGAAAGAAAACCTTCAGCTCTTAGAATGGCTGCAAGAGATGAAGCTGGAAAAAAGAAACGTGAAAAGTCAGGAAAATTAAAGTCAAGAGAACATTTTGCTAAAGATTGGGACAGAGACTTGTGGGATTAAACGATGAAAATGTGATTAAAGTTGGTGGATGGCTAGTTTCCCTATTATGTATATTAATAGGATTATATTTTGTATGGCCACATATCCACGTAGCATTAGTGGGAATTGGATTTCTTTATCTTGGAGTTAGAGTTTTCAATTTTTCTACCTTCAAGGAATACGCAGAAGGGCGTAAACAGTTATTAACCAAATTACAAGGATGGTAACTATGGGAGGAAAGAATGAGAGGAAAACTTTTCGAACATTGGATGAGGATAGAAGTATTCGTTTTAATAATTTTCTTATATTTTATTATCTATTTACTTTGGTAATTATTTTATCTATACTTCTTTCTTTATTCCTACTAACATAGTATTTATACATTTACGTTTTTGACATTATGAGATATATTTTTGGTACGTTCATGTTATATTGTGTGGGGTGGTTAGGAGGCGATATCATAGTATCTGCTCTCTTCATAGGAGCTGCTTACGGATTTGTAGAGTACATGGAACAACGATAATTTTAACTGATATATAATTATGAAAGAATAAAGCCTAAGCATTCATAGGATAGGTAAGGTGGTTTAGAGGTAGAGGAAAGCTTCGTTGAGCGGACTTCTAGGGTAACATCCCCTTCAATGACTCTAAGGTAAGAATGTTATGTGTGAATGTTGCGATGTAATCCAATAGGCATCATCTGCATACACTAGAGCGGCGATGACGATTCGTGAGAAGTTCGCAGGCCAAAGGTTCTAGGTATCGAAGTACAAGGACATGAACATGGCTTTTTCTTTTATAAAATATAAAAAAATATGATGTGGATGATCATCATCATACTAGCATCAACACTAAGTCTTAGTGGATGTGCAGATACCGCAGATGCCGAAACCGCATCTATAGCTACGACAGAATCAAACAACGATTCAACGACAACAACAAGTAGTGGTGATACAGTATGGGCTGCAATAGTCATGACATGGAACCCTGTCGTTTATACAATAGATAAAGAATTTACTAGTGAAGTGGACTGCTGGAACTATTACGATACTGGGGCGGGAGAAAGTAAAATGCTAAATACCTACGGCATACAAGTTCTAGACCATCAAGGCAATAAGCCTGACAAAGACTACATGAAAAAACATCGCCCTTCACACCGAGAATACCCAACCAGAATGTACAAGAATAACGGAGGGTGGATGGTCTGGTTAACGTGTGATATAAAACAATAACTAAAATAAAAAATACAATGATTACAATAAAAATAGGGCCAAAACAAGACCCTAAGAGAGCAATGCAGAAACTAAAGAATAAACTCATCAATGAAGGTCTATTCATAGAGTTAAAAAAACGTAAATACTATGCAAAACCTTCCCTCAAGAAGAGGTTAAAGAGAGAAGAAGCGGCAAGACAAAGAGTAAAAGATAAACATAAAGCAATACGAAATGCTTTAAAATCGGATGAAGGTTGGTGAGGTTGAACCAGTAGAAATTGCTGGAAATAGACTAGTATGGAGACACATACAGAAAGAGCGAGCTCTTCAACAAAGGTTAGAGAAAGACTTCCCTACACCTGAAGGGTTATCTGAAGAAGACCGAAAGATGATGTTAGATCCACTTGGTTATGATCCCATAATTGACATAGATGAGATACATTCAAGGAATAGAAGAAAGACCGATGACCCCTATATCAAGGCCACTAGTCAAAAAATAGCTCACCATTTTCCAAAAATCGATGATTCAGAGAGGAGGTAATTTGAGTAAGCATAAGGTAGGTAAACGCAAGAGTAAAAGACCCAAAAGACAACCAAAATGTACACTATGTACCTATTACAGATGGCTCGGAAATAACAAAGGACGCAAACGACATTCCTATTATCGACAACAGAAAGCACCAGAACTTAATAATGAATACTGAACAGGAAACTAACAAGGCAACAATTAGAATATACATTGATGGGAAAGAGATGTTGTACTCACATCAAAATATAGTAGCAGCAATT